TGATTAATGAAAGTGCGTTTAAAACCTTTATTCATCTCCTCCAATTCTCTTCTTCATTGTTGCGTGTCGTTTCTTTGATACAATACGACCACCTTTATTGTACATGAGATCATCTTTAGTGAGACCTCCAGATGTTTTCATGGCACCGCCGTGCATGACTTGTGCACGACTTCCGTATGTTCTGACTTTACGTGTTTTGTCCGGCATTTACTTATTATTAATAAAATTTAAGCCATTTGACTATAGTGTTTATTGATTCAGGGTACCATAATGGCACGCCATATAGTTCGCACCAGTAACGCGAATTAGACTTGATTTCTATTTGCATTAATGGATTGTAATATGATAAAAATAAAACACTGAAATCGTATTTTTCATCTATCATTTCCGAATAAACCTTTTCAAGGTAGTCAACTGTGATTTCCGAATAATCTTTAGTGTACAAGATCGGACACCCTTTATACTTTTCGCGTATCAAAGGGTTGTCTTCTACTATAGGTATACTTCCTGCTATAAGAGCTTCATAATGACGATGACAGTCTATTCCGTTTCCTTCAGGAGACACTATAAACTTATATTCCGATAAAGTTTGTTGGTATTGCTCAAAAGGTATTTCTTGGTTGTAAATACCGTTTGAAGCTAATGTCTTTACGAAACTTTCTCGATTGTTCGTGTTTCTTCTTCTTTTGTCCGTAAACGTTTGTATACTGCACAAAACTGTTTTGTCGTGTGAGCCACATTGATTATTTTTAAAAACATTGGGATCCACAGTTGCTTTTAAACCTATAGGAAACGGAAGCCATTTATCTGATTGATCTTTACTAGATCCAGCAATAATAAGACTAGCTGGATTCTTTTGCAAGGTTTGCCATTCACGCAAGGAATGCATTATACTTTCTGTAAGACAAGATTAGAATTACATGAAGGACACACAATCTTATCAAACAATATATTCTCCATAAATCGTCTCATATTTGAGAGTTTCGTTTCATCGTTCCCTGGACTTCCTGCAAAATGTATAATTTTATTACGACATTGTTCATCAAATGGCATGTACATATTGTACACTTCAGATGTAATCAATGATCCGTCTACCAAATCGCGTTTATTGAAGTATACATTCATCCCAGATTGTTCTAAAAACTGGTCTCCTTGATGTGTTTTTATTAAATCAATTGTATTCTGAAAATGTTGTTTCATTTTAAGAGTATTTATGAACCCAAACAGTCCAGTATTGAAAACGTAAATCTTCTTTTCTTCAAAGAATTCAAGGTAAGCTTCAGAATAATTTTTGAAAGACCAGTTCTCTTGTGTATGTGAATGGATGTTTGTGTTTTCATAGAAAGCGTATAACTTTTCTTCGTTTGTGATGCTGTACATTATTGAGTCAATGTTTCTGTCTATCAGAATATCAGAATCTATATACATAATCCTCTTGAAATCAGTGTTGTTAATAGCTTCAAAAATACGAAGTTTGTTCATTGTAGCTTCTCTTACTGTTGTTGAATTTGGAAGTGAGAAAAGTAAAGTGCCTTGCGGGAGTGTAGTTCTGCATGTTTCCATGAAACATTCATCGCAGAGAACCATGACTGTTATTGTAGGATTTTTGAGACGCATGTACCGAATTGCTAAATCTACCAGATCTACAAATTTTACGTTATATCCTATTGCAAAGTAAACTAGATTTGACATTTAAATAAACTAATTCTATTACGTTTATATTTTAAACATATTTATCCACAAGAGCATTTCCTTTATTTTTTTGTCAGGATCGCGTTGGTAACAAAAATGAAAGAACTTGTTTCTATAATGCGCATCTGCATTCAACCAAGAATATTTAGGCTTAACTTTCTCTATGTCAATGTTCATTATGCAGTTTTTTTCAGTAAAAACTAAAGTATTTGCCAGTTTTCTGGTATTGAAATACACATTCATAAACGATTGTTCATAGTGGTAATTACTTCCCTGATAATTATCTATCATGTCTCTTATATTTTGAAAATGCTCTTTCATTTTTGGAGTATTTAAAAATGCAAATAATCCGCAATTAAAAGGGTAAATTTTATTGTCTACTAAAAATTTAAAGGTTTCAACTGTGTAGTCCATCAAAGAATGATACTTTTCTAGATGAAACATGAAATTTCTAGTTTCAGGAAAAGCGTAAATAATACCGTCATCAACAACATTAGGTAAAACAGTGTGTAACCGGACATCGACTAAAATATCAGAATCTACGAAAAGAATTTTTTTATATTTAGAGATGTCGTAGTCAAATATAAGCAGTTTTTTCATAGAAGAATCCATTGCATTAATAGAATCCTTGCATGCTACTACAGTGACTCTCTTGATATTTTTTACTTTTTCAATACATGTTTCGACTAGAGCTTCGTCGCAAATAATCAAGATATCTTGTGTATTGTATTTGCGAAGAGAGACTATAGATAGATAAAGCATGTCTATGTATTTAGGGTTGAACCCAACAGTGTAATACACTAATTCCATTATTAATAAATCATAATTGAATTTCAAGTTTGAAACTCAATTATGGTTTCATTATGTTTTAATTTATATTACACTAAAAGCCAACAGGTTAGTAAACCACGCAAATATAGTATACATTTGCGGGTTTAGTTGGAGTATGCGAGACCACCCATACCAGACATTACGCGGAGAACGTTGTAGTTGAGGGCGTATACACGAACTTGTGCAGTGCGTGTACCAGTAACTGTGTTGAGAGATACAGTGAGTTGGAGAGTTGCCTTATCAATACGGGAGAAGTTACATGTTCCGGATGGTTGATGTTCTTCTGGGCGTAAGGCGAAGGAGTATACGTTGATACCAACAGATGGTGTGCGAGAATGGTGTTGGAATGGTTGAACCTTGTCGAAATAGGCACCTTCACGTTCAGTGAATCGGTCTTGGCCGTTGAGTTGGAGCTTGGCGACTTCAACTGGGTTCTTACCTTCACATCGGACACCGGAGTCGAGAATGACTTTGGCGAGGAGGTAGTTGACACCAGATTCAAATTCAGTTTCACCTGCAATATCGAAGGAGTTTGCACCAACAAGGGAGGAGATTTCTGTTGGGGCTTGACCGAGAGGACGAGTGGCCAAGGAGACAGAGTTGGTGGGTTGGAGAGAGTTGGCTGCACCTGTGGCTTGGGCTAAGAGAGATGTGATGATACCATCAGTGGAGAAGTCATCAGAGTAGTTGAATGGTTGTGCACCACCAACAGAGGCTAACCATGTAGATGTAGAGCAGTCTACGAAGGAATCGCGTTGGACGACCCATTGGAGTTCCTTTACAGGGTGGTTGAAGTTGAGTTGGATCTTGTTGGAAGAAGATGTGATGGATTCAGCACCAGTGTATTGAACTTGTTCAATGAGGTATTCGTGGGATTGTTGGGCGAAACGACGACGTTCTTCAGTATCTAAGTAGACGTAGTCAACGTAGATGGAAGCAGCAGCTAAGGATTGAGCTGCGTAGGCGTATGGATTACCAGTGCTGTTTTCGTAGTATTGACAGTTTTGCCATGTTTCAAAGTCAACGTTGATACGGACTTCGTGGTATTGGAGAGCAATGAGAGGAATTGCAACACCTGGGTTACGACAGAACCAGAATTGGAGAGGAATGTAGAGGGTCTTGGCTGGTGTACCGGCACGTGGGATACAAGAGATGGTTGTTTCAGAAGAAGAACAAGTTGTATCTAATGGCATACCAGTAGAACGTTTCATTAAGACGAGATCGTGGGTGTTACCGAGCATAGCATCTAAGGCCTTGATGTTACCGGCATCAACAGAGAGCTGAGTCCAGATTTGCATCCAGTCACCGTATTGACGATCAATGCGTTGACCACCGATTTCAATTTCAACTTGTTTGATGAGACGGTGACCAATGTAGTTGAGCCAACGGAAACCATCGTTGCTTGTTAAAGAAATGGCTGGTAAAACAACTTGGATGTATGTCTTGTACATTAAATCGGCATTACGGTTAATGACTGCAGTTACACGCTTGTTGAAGTCGGCTTGACCGTTAAAGGTAACTTCAATGGATTCAACTGCAAAGTTGGTGTGTCTCTTGTAGAGAAT